TGAATGAGTCTAGCCAAAGAGTTTTGGTCTGCGACTATGGGGCGTGATTTTAAGCGCGAGTGTCACACCAGCATCGTTAAGAGTTTTGATCCTGATGCAAAGATTTGGGATTATCTTCCAGATGCGGGGCCGTTTGGTAATAACGATCTTGATGGCTCTTATAGTTTCTATAACACGCTAACGTGCGTGGAGTTTTCTGATGGCAGTAAAGTGGCGTTTAATTATAAAGGAGAGGAATACTGATGGAAGATGAAATAGTTTTAGAAGCTGATGATGCTGTCGAGCAGTATGATGATATCGACAGCGAATCACCCCTTGACTTTAATTAAAAATAAATGTAGTATCTCAAGTGGCTTATAGATTCTATAAGCTTTTTTCGTGTAGTAAAACCAACCAAGGAGACAGTAATGTCTAATGTACTTTCGATGTTCCAAAGACCTACGCCTTCAGTGTTTGACTCAGGCTATGGTGATGCTGACTTTGATGTAGCGTCAGTCCCTCTCATGTACTTCAATGAGGATGGCGAGTGGCATCATTCCTCAAAAGTTGCAGTAGTCCGTACTGACACCATGCAAGAGTTAGGTGTGCATGGTCAGAACTACAAACCTGTTGCACCTAAAGAACTTATCCAAGCCCAGCGCGATATCATCATGCGTAGTGGTCTGAATACCGATGGGATTGTTGAGAAGATTCAAACCTCTCACAACGGTGCTGTTACGTTCGTTACCTACAGGCTACCGGAACATAATTTTGTTTCTCCAGATGGTAAGGACACCTCTTGCTTGACTGTGCTAGGTGTGACATCACTCAATAGCCAATTCTCTTTTTTCATTTCCGCTGGTGCTAATCAGTGGGCTTGTATGAACGGGCAAGTGTTTGTTGGTGGAGCGGCGGCTTTGTTCAAGGCCCGTCACACCAAGAATCTGGACATCAAGGCGGCGTCTAGGGCTATCACAAAGTCTCTAGAGTTTTATGAGCAAGAGCAGGAACTGTGGGCTGAGATGTATCGCACTGAGGTTACAGCCAAGCAAGCCATGTTTGTTTTTGCAGAGGCCGCAGGGTGTCTGGATCTGGTGCGTACCATTGTGGCTGAGTGTGGTGTGTCATGGTCAGCAGTGTTTGACCAGCTACCCAGACTCAATAGCTCGCTGACCTATCTTGCGAATGCTTGGAATCAGTACTCAGATAAGATGGGTCGCAATCAATGGGCTGTCTACAATACTCTAACGGATTGGTCTACTCATGCTCCAGCGGCTACTAAAAAGACTCAGGCTAACATCGCCTCAGTTAATCACAAGCGCCAAGAAATTGTACGCAACGTGTGCAACTCTGATGTCTTCCGCATCGCGGCCTGATGATGTTGATATTGAATCTCTTGTTCAGCTTTATATTTATATCAGGCCTAATCCTGATTATTCAGGCTTGGCTCAAAAGCTGAGAGACTTGCACTTTACTGAGTCTGAGATCTTCAACGTCCTTCACAAAGTGCGTGAAGGTTATTACTAATCAAGGCCCTTCGGGGCCTTTTCTTTTGCTTATAGAATCTATAAGGAGTTATTAGTGCCAAAGGAAAAAGAAAAAATATTAAATGTTCAAAGACTAATCAGATCAGCGATGACCGATGAAGATTACTGTTCTTTTATTCTGGATTGTTTGCATGAAGAACAAAGTAAGTTTTCTTTAGAGAGACTAAATAAATTCTGGGACGATGCCGCAAAGTCTAGCGACACCGTTGAAGAATGGATCAACAACCATAGAGGAAAGTAATATGTATTACGTAGCATCCCGCAGTCAACGTGCCAACGATATGATTATCTGGCGTCACATCAAAAGATTAAAGTCTTTCAAGGCTACTGATGGTGTGGAATATATCGTGGCTAAAAATAAAAAAGAAATGCACCAATCGCTACCTATCTACATTGGCGTGGGTGATAAGCTTGTTAAGACCAGACGCTATGAGATCAATTGGCTTGATGCTTTCTTTCAATAGGAGATAATCATGCGATTAAATAAGCCCCAGCAACTGGCTTTAAAAACAAAGTGGCTGTCATGGAGTGAAGAGAAAAGTTATTTAGCTTTTCGTCGCACAGTACAGCTAGGTTTCTGCATGGATGGCGCGGTCATAGTGTTTTGGAATGGTATGTGGCTGGCTATAGAAGCTGATGGATATACACACTCATAGGAGATAGTTATGTTGTTCAACAATGAGTGCCATCACCCAGAAGAAAACTATTTGTTTTCTATGGAGATTGAGGGCGAGCAGTGTGACGTTTGGGTAGTAGAAGATGCTTGTAAATTAAAATGCGATAGAGATCATCACGAGTTTTGTTTGCGCTATGGCAATGAAGATCACGAGTATCGTAGCAGTTGGGATTGTGCCTTGATTGAGCGTAGCATTTGTCACCACTCTAAATTTGCTTATGACTTTCAGGGGTCTGGTATAGCCCGTGACCAACTCATTGAACTCAAGAGGCGCTTGCAGGACGCAGGCTTTTGGGATCTGGAATGGAATTTAGATAGTGAAATCAGAGACTTGCGTGTTGATGTTGAAGAATATAATAACTCGCCACGTTTCAAAACTGTATAGCTTATAGAATCTATAAGGAGATCTTATGTACAATATTCATGCAAAAGCTGTGCAAGATTACTCTAGATTATCTAGTGACAATCTTTCGGATGTGATTCTGATGGTGGTGCTGAGTATTCAACAGCCTTGGTACGCTGTAGGTGATCAGCTAAAAGATGTCAAGAAACTTGGGCGCGACTCTAGATTTATCTGGGGTAACAAGATCAAGACATTTGACTCGTTACAGTCTAAGAAAGATTTTATTTATTCACAGTATCTGGCAGTCCTTAACTCATCTAAGTCTGATGATGACAGGGCGCTGTCTTTGATGAACGTATTCCTTCAGATCGACGGGCTTGGTCTAGCCAAGGCTGGCTTTGTCTGCCAGCTAACAGCGGGGCTAGTCGGGTGCATTGATGTGCATAACATTCGGATGTACAACATCCCTCAGAAGGACTTGGCATTCTCTAAGTCTATTAAGTCTAAGGCATTGAAGGATAAGAAGATTTCTAATTATATATCTGTCTGCCACACCATTGGCACAGAGAGTTTGTGGGATACTTGGTGCTGTTCACTGGCTACCAAGACCAAAAGATTTGAAGATGGTTTTCATGTATCAAAAGTACATTATGACTTTCTTCAAGATGCGGTAAACATTTAACTAACTAACGGAGAACTATCATGGCTTATGCCTCTGGCTACATTACGGTTGAAACAGAAGTAGATATCAATGACTACGACAGTGAATTTGAAATAGAGTTTGATGGCATCACTGATGTTATTGAAACTGCTAGATCAAACGGTTATAGCCCAGAAGAAATTATTGACTACTGCTTTGATGAATGTATGGTTGATCCCACAAAATTTATGCAGGAATACATGACAATTGAGCAGATCACTCAGCTATATCGACGGGCTGTTATTGAGAAAATGGATGAACAGGCCCTTACAATATCTAATCTGCGCGATAGAATTAAAGAGCTTGATAAATTTGCATTAGAACAGTCGGGAGAAATTGCAGAACTTCGTAAGACTGATGAAGAGGCTGTGAAAGATGTCGCATACTAGATTCATCTGTTGCTTAACTGACGATCATCCAAAGGTTGTGGAGTTGCCTACAACCCTTGAGGAGCTTGATGATTGGCAGAAAGGTCGCAAGGATCTTGGGGTAGCAATGCCCCAACTTTCCCCTGCGGAAATGGACTTCTTAATTTATGGTATTTTTTCTAGTGGACTGAAGGAGATTAAAGATGCAGAATGAGCCGTTGGTTATTTGGGTATTGGAGTACTTCGACACTGATACAGGAGACAGTTCTATTGACCTGTACAAGACAGAAGATATGGCAAGATCTGATGCAGAAAAGCTGTCGGAAGATGGCAGTATCGAATCATATATTCTTTACCCACGGAGGGTTTGGGAATGAGTGTAATGAATACTATAGAACTAATGCACCACTGGAGAAAGCATACCAGAAGTGCTAAGGCTGGCTCTCTAATCGGCGCTAGAAAGTATAAGAGAATGTTTGGTGAGGATGCAAATATTGTCGGATACTTTGAAGGCAAGGCGCAAGCACAAACAGAGGCCATAAACATAATTGAATATATGATTGAATATCAGGAGATCTATCATGGGAACAGCTAGTATGTATGGATCATTTGTTCTAGATGCAGAGCTAGATTGTGCTTGGGCGACAATGGATGTTAGAATCTTTTACACAAATCATTCAGAAGGAGTAGAGCTTGATAAAGTCGAGATGGTTGGAGGCCACTTGGCAGGATTGGATGTCAGTAGCTATTTCAATACTGATTATATATTTGATCTTATTGCTGATGAGATGAGCAATGCAGACTACCATTGGTCAGATCACGGAGACTAACATGAATATCTTTTATCTTAATGACTGTCCACGCAGGGCCGCTGAAGAGCAATGCGATCAGCATATTGTCAAGATGCCGCTTGAAACTGCACAGATTTTGTCAA